ATGGCCCACGCGATCGGCGTTCACCTGCTGCCCTCGACCGGCGAGTTCACCTACGACACCATCGCCTACGAGGGGCAGCGCGTGTCGGGCGCGATGCAGGCGATCAACACCTACTTCGTCCCGGGCGGGTCCAAGACCGACTATTCCTACGCGATCGACCAGTTGCAGGCGGCGCACCCCGAATGCACGACCGTCGGCGTGGTCTGTGCCTGGTTCGGCAATTCGACCAACGCTGCCGTCTGCCAGATCTATCCTTCGACCACCTATATCGGCGGCACGTTTCAGCCGAGCGCGGGCGGCACGGATCAATGGCGCGTCTCCTCGCTCGACCAGAATTCGGCAGGCCTCATCCCGATCCCCTCGACCGGCACGAGCTTCGTCTATGGCGGAACGCCGTCGGACCAGAGCATCGTGCGCTGCATCCGGGATCTCAAATCGCGCGGCCTGCGCGTCGTCTTCTACCCTTTCTTGCTGATGACCGCTGCGGGCTATCCCTGGCGCGGCCGCATCACCTTTTCGCCCGACCTCAGCTCGGCCGCCTCGAGCGCGGTTGCGGCCTTTCTCGGCCAGGCCGCGGCCTCCCAGTTCACGCCCGACAGCGTCAACCTGACAGTAGCCTATTCGGGCTCGCCGACCGATTATACGTTTCGGCGCATGATCCTCCACTACGCCTGGCTCGTGACGATCGCGGGCGGCGTCGATCTCTTCCTGATCGGCTCGGAATTGCGCGGCCTCGAAACGATCCGGGGCCCCGCCTGGACCAAGGCCGGCACGGCCGACGGCTCGGGCAAAGCCGTGTGGGACTATCCCTTCGTCGCCGGGCTGCAGGCGCTTGCCAACGACGTGCGCAGCATTCTCGACAGCCGAGGGCTGACGAAGAACCTCGCGACCTTGAAGAACCTCGTCGCCTATTCGGCCGACTGGTCGGACTGGATGGGCTATCAGCATCAAGGCGCCAACGGCCAGTGGCCGCACCTCGATTCGCTCTGGGCTTCCGCGAACATCGATATCGTCGGCTTCGACAACTACATGCCGCTCTCCGATTGGACGACGAGCGAAAGCGGCCTCGAGGCCGTCAACTGGCTGAACCCGGCGCCGGCCGGCCCATGGCCGCCGTCCGCGGCGACGATGAGCGGACTTGGCATGTCGGGCGCGCCGACGATCTACTCGCTGCCCTACCTCAAGGCGAATATCGAAGGCGGCCAATATTTTAACTGGTATTACGCGGACGGGACGCTCGGCGGCCTCGGCCTCGATCCCAACGGCTCCGATCTCGTCGTCTCGCTGCCCCAGGGCGATCGGCTCGCTCAGGCGCGCAACGCCTATTCGGCCAACCAGCAATTGCTCGCCAACAAGCAAGTGCGGTGGTGGTGGAACAACCTGCATCAGGCGATCTACGACGATGGCGATGGCACGGGCTGGACGCCGCACGGACCTTCCACCGAATGGGTGCCTCAGTCGAAATCGATTGCCTTCGTCGAATACGGCATTCCCGCCTGCGACAAGGGAACGAACCAGCCCAATGTCTTCTTCGACGCCAAGTCGAGCGAGAGCGCCACGCCCTTTTGGTCGATCTGGCAGCCGTTGCCGGGCGGCGGCTACGCGCCGCAGCGCGACGACACGATCGCCAGTCTCGCGCTCGAGGCGATCTACGAATATTGGAACACGGACGGCCACAACGCGGCCGTCGCCGGCCTGCCGATGCTGCAGTTCACGTTCTCCTGCATCTGGAATTGGGACGCACGACCGTTTCCGACCTTTCCGCTGCTCGGCAGCGTCTGGGGCGATGCCGGCAATTGGCCGGCCGGCGACTGGCTGAACGGCCGTGGCCCGACGCTGCCGCCCGTCGCCCCCTCGCCGCCTCCCTCGCCCGGCACTTATGCGCGCTTTCCGACGCTCGCGACCCTCGGCTGGTCGACCCACATCGCGCCGCGCTTTGCGACCGATGTCGCCGGCCATGTCGGCGGCCGCTCGACCAGGCGGGCACGCTACGCCTTGGCCCATTACGACATCGAACTCGTCTATGATGTACTGCGCAGCGATGCGGCGCATCTCGAACTGCAGGCGATCGCCGGCTTTTTCGAAGCGATGGCGGGCAGTGCGACGCCTTTCTGGCTGGCACCGCCGGGCATGGCCAGCGTCACGGGTCAGGGCCTCGGCACGGGCGATGGCGTCACCACCGGCTTTGCGCTCGTGCGCTCGTTCGGGAGCTACAGCGAGCCCGTCCAAGGAACCTCTGGCGTATCGGCGGTCTATGAAAACGGCGTCGCCGTCTCGAGCTCGCTCTATTCGGTGACGGCGGGCTATGCGCCGCAGATCGTCCTGGCGACGGCGCCCACCGAGGGCGTCGCCCTATCGGCCGATTTCGGCGTTCTGTGGCTGTGCCGTTTTGCCGAGGATGTCGTCGACCTGGAGAATTTCATGACGCTGCTCTGGGCCTTCCGCACGGTCAAGCTGCGGACGGTGCGGCCATGACGACGCCCGCCACGTTCCCGACGTTTCCCGGCCAAGGCTGGAGCGTGCACAAGAAGCCGACCTTCTCGACACTGGTGGCGACCCATGCTTCGGGGCGGGAGGTGCGCGATGCGCTCTACGTCAATCCGATCTGGCGGTTCGAGCTCACCTTCAACGCTCTTGCTTCCGATCAGGCGAGCTATGCCGGCCTCGGCGCACAATCGCTGCAAAGCCTGATGGGCCTGTTCCTGCAATGCCAGGGACAGTTCGCGACCTTCCTCTACACGGACCCGACCGACAATTCGGCGAGCAATCAGGTTTTTGCGACCGGCGACGGCTCGACCACGATCTTTACTTTCGCGCGTGCGCTCGGCGGCTTCCTGGAGCCGGTGGGCTGGGTGACGAGCGTTTCGCAGGTCACCGTCGGCGGCGTGGCGCAAGGAGCGGGCTGGTCGCTCGCGACGCCCAACAGCCTCGTCTTCACGAGCGCACCGGCGAGCGGCGCGACGATCGGCGCCAGCTTCGCCTATGCCTTCCAATGCCGTTTCGACGACGACTCGGCCGATTTCGAGCAATTCATGCACAATCTCTGGATGCTGCAGAGCCTCAAGTTTCGTTCGGTGCGCGGGCAGTAGCGAATGGACCGCGGCCGCTCTTGGCTACTCCGTATTTGCTCTTTCCCGGTAGGCCCATCATGAAAACAGCCTCGAGCGTGCTCGTCGCCTTCCTCGACGCCGCGCGCAGCAATCCCGATGCTGCCATCGCGTTTGCCGATTGCTTCACGTTCACGCTGTCGACGGGAACGATCCTCACCTACACGAACATCGATCAGCCCGTCGTCTACAACGGTGCGATTTTTTCGGCCTCGGGGCCGTTGGTGCAGGGGCTGAAATACAAGGCCTCCGTCGGGCTCGAGGTCGACAAACAGCAGATCAGCCCCGCGGCGCGGCCGACCGATCTCATCGATGGCGCGCTGTTTCTCGAGGCGATCCGCGATGGCGCCTTCGACGGCGCGACCGTGCGGCGCGACCGCGTGTTCATGAGCGGGCCGGGCGGCGCGGTCGTCGGCGGCGTCACGCTGTTTCAAGGCCGCGTGTCGACGGTCGACCAGGTCGGGCGCACGCGCGCGACGATCACCGTCGCGTCCGATCTCGTCGTGCTCGACTACGACATGCCGCGTAATCTCTATTCGCCGACCTGCCTGCACACCCTCTACGATACGGGCTGCGGCGTGGTTCAAGGAACCTATGCCGCGAGCGGGACGGTCGGCGCGGGCTCGAGCGCGAGCGTGATCAATTTCTCGGGCGCGCTGGCGATGAATGCGCAAGGCTCCATCGTCTTCATCTCGGGCGTCAACGCCAACGTGCGCGCGACGGTGAAGAGCGCGGTCGCCGGGACATCGCTCACGCTGATGTATCCCCTGCCCTCGCCGCCGGCGACGGGCGATGCCTTCACGGTCTATGCCGGCTGCGACCACACGCGCGCCACCTGCCAGTCGCGCTTCAGCAACCTCGCGAACTTTCGCGGCTTCCCCTTCGTGCCACCACCGCAGATCGCATATTGACGGAGGCCCTGCCCTACGCTGCTCGTACCGGGCGGGCGCGGCGCGTGGGAGCGATGCCGCCCCCGACCTGGAACTGGCCGACCAGACCCGACAGTTGCGTGGTCTCCTGCGACAGCGCATGGCTTGCAGCCGTCGATTCCTCGACCATGGCGGCGTTCTGCTGGGTCGCCTGATCCATCTGCGTGACGGCCGTGTTGACCTGGCGCAGCCCGGTCGCCTGCTCCTGCGCGCTCGCCGCGATCGCCGCAACGACCGTGTTGATCTCGTTGACTTGGCCCACGATCCGCTCCAAGGCCCTGGCCGTTTCTTCGACCGATTGCACGCCTTGGTCGACCTGCGCGGCGGAAGTCGAGATCAGGCTCTTGATCTCCTTGGCCGCCTCGGCCGAACGCTGCGCCAGCGCGCGCACCTCGGAGGCGACGACTGCGAAGCCGCGGCCCGCATCGCCCGCGCGTGCCGCCTCGACGCCGGCGTTCAAAGCCAGCAAGTTCGTCTGGAAGGCGATCTCGTCGATGACGCCGATGATCTGGCTGACCTGTTTCGAGGACTTGTCGATCCCCGTCATGGCCTCGATCGCCCTGCGCACCACGGCGCCGCTCTTCTCGGCGTCGCTCTTGGCGTTGGCGACGACCTCGCGGGCATGTTTGGCGCCTTCGGCCGTCTGGTTGACGGTCGTGGTGATTTGCTCGAGCGCGGCCGCGGTCTCCTCGAGACTCGCCGCCTGCTGTTCGGTGCGTCGGGACAGATCGTCGGACGCCGTCGAGATTTCGTGCGTGCCCGATTGGATCGCGCTCGTGCTCGACACGACCGCCAGGATGGTTTCCTTCAGCTTGTCGATCGCTTCGTTGAAATCGTCCCGGATCTGCGCGTATTTCTCAGAGAAGCCGCTGTCGAGTCGAACGGTGAGATTGCCGGCGGCGAGGTTCTTCAGAGCCTCACCCAACCGGCGCACCGCCTCGGTCTGCTCCTCCGCCGTTCTGGCGCGTTCGGCTGCCGCACGCTCCCGCTCCGCTTCGGCGGCGACGCGCTGGGCCGCGGCTTCCGATTCCAGTCGCCCCCGCTCGACGGCGTTGTCCTTGAACACCTGCACGGCCTGCGCCATGGTTCCGATCTCGTCCCCGCGGTTCGAGCCTTCGATCTCCACCTTGAGGTCGCCCTGCGCCAAGGCGTGCATCCGCATCGACAATCGCCCGATCGGATTGGCGATCTTCGAAGAGGACAGCCAAATCGAGAAAGCCCCAGCGGCAAGCGTCGTCATACACCCCACAAGCGCCATCCACACGAGCGCGTTCGTCGATTGCGCCCGCAGGTCCGTCGCCGCCGTCGCGTTGTCCACCAGCAGTTGATTGTCGAACGTTACGAGGTCCTCGATCAACGCCCGCGTTTTCAGGTCAACCGCGGCGACCAGACGCGCGCCTTCGGCCATTTTGTTGAGCTCGTCGGGCTTGAGTTTGTCGCCGTTCGCCAACCCAGGAGTGTCGTCGCCGATCTTCAAAGGTTTCTTGGCCTCTTCCGCCAGCGCGTCGAAGCGTTCCTTCAGCTTGCCGATTTCAGCGGCCTTGTCGGGAATGAGTTTCATCGCTTCGTCGAGAAGCGCGTCCGTCATAGACACCGCCTTAGGGAAGCCCGCGTCGGCAGCCTTTCCCTCCGGGGTGCCGCCGTCGTAGACGAGCGTGCCAAAGACAGAATATGGAACAAACGTCATCGTGCGTGCGGCGCGTACCATGCGCGTCACCGCCAAGTCACGATGTTCGATGATATCGCTGGCCTTCTCGCTGAGATTGGCGAGCTTGAACGATCCGAAAGCGACCATGCTCAGGACGACTAGCGCCATGACCCCGAGGGGGATCAACATCTTCGTGCGAAGCTTGAGGTCGTCTAAGCTCATTTCAACTCACCGGGTTCAGTCTCTGTAAACAATAGAGACCAAACTTTAATTTCGGATTACCCCGCCGCACGCCCGGAAAAAGTGTGCATTTACTTAGACACTTGCGCACGGCTGCCCGGAGGAACCATGCACGAACCCGCCGCCCGCGCTGCCGTGGTCGCTTCGGCGCGATCCTGGATCGGCACGCCCTACCATCACATGGCCGACGTCAAGGGTGCGGGCTGCGACTGCGCGATGCTGCTGGTACGCGTCTATTGCGACCTCGGCCTGATCGAGCCGTTCGACCCACGTCCCTACGTCAAGGATTGGCATCTGCACCGCAGCGACGAGCGCTATCTCGGCTTCCTGCTGGCGCGCGCCCGCGAAGTCGCCGCGCCGCTGCCCGGCGACGTAGTGCTGTTCCGCTACGGCCGCTGCTACAGCCATGGCGGCATCGTGACGGCCCCCTGCCCGCTGACGATCGTGCATGCCTTCGCGCCGGCCAGGACCGTGCTCGAGGAGGAGATCGGCCGCAATGCCGAAGTCGCCGAGAGGCTCGGCGGCGCGAAATTCGCAAGCTATTGGGGCTCGCCGCGATGAGCTGGTTCCGCACCAAGAACACCAAGCCCGACTATACGGGACTGCAGCTCCAGACGAGCGTCAATACGCTGCCCATCCCGATCATCTGGGGCCAGACGAAACTCGCCGCCAATGTGATCTGGTACGACAATTTCCAGAGCCATGGCGGGAGCGGGGGCAAAGGTGGCCTCTTCTCCTCGCCCTCGAGCACGTATACGTACACGGCCGATCTCATGATGGCGCTGTGCGAGGGGCCGATTTCGGGCATCGGCATCATCTGGCGCAACCAATCCACCTACACGCTCGCCGGCCTCGGCCTCACCCTCTTCGAGGGCACGACGCCGCAATCGCCCTGGGGCTATCTTTCGGCGAACTATCCCGCGCAGGCGCTCGCCTACCAGGGCACCGCCTATGCGTGCGCGGCGAGCTATCAGCTCGGCAGCAGCGCCGACATCGGCAACCACAATTTCGAGATCGTCGGTCCTCTCGCCGGCACCGGCGTCAACGGCATCGATGCCGACCCCGCCCAGGTGATCAGCGATTTCCTGACCAATCCGCAATACGGCGCAGGCTTTGCCGGCGCCAGCATCGACGCGGCGACCCTGTTCGGCTCGGGCGGCGACGCGAGCCTACAGACCTATTGCAAGGCGATGGGCATCGCCTTCAGCCCCTGTCTCACCGGGCAGAAGCAGGGCTCGAGCATTCTGCAACGCTGGCTGCAGATCCTCAATTGCGCCGCCGTGTGGAGCGGCGGCCAGCTCAAATTCATTCCCTACGGCGATGAGACGATCGCTGCGGGCGACGTGACGCGCACCGTTCAATACCCCGTGCCGAGGCCCGCCACGCCGAGCTCGGGGGCGACCCCGCCCCCGCAGGTCGCCGTTTGCGCGGCCGCCGCCTTCGTCTCCGACGGCGGCGTCACCTATGCGTTCACGGGGGCCGCTCTCGCCTATACGGCTACCAATCCGCCGACCTCGGGCGGCACCTACACGGTCGCGGGCGGCAGCTATATCTTCTCCGCCTCCGACGAGAGCCAGGTCGTCGCCATCACGTTCACACAGGCGATCGCGGCGAGTTATGTGCCGAACCTGACGCCGGTCTACAGCCTCGGCGACCTCGATTTCGTCGACCAGAAGGGCAACCAGGACCCCGTCCAGGCCGCGCGCGTCGATCCCTTCTCGCTGGCGACGATCCAGCGCGTCGAATGCCTCTCGCGCAGCAACCAATATGGCGCGACGCCGGTCGAGGTGCGCGATCAGAGCCAGATCGAGCTTTACGGCTCGCGCGTCGGCTCGACGATCCAGGCGCACGAGATCTGCGACGAGGTCGTCGTCGGCCCCGTCGTTGCGCAGGCCATCCTGCAGCGCGAGCTCTACGTCCGGGCGCACTTCACCTTCAAGCTGAGCTGGGAATACTGCCTCCTCGACCCGATGGACGTCGTCGACATCACCGACGCCCGTCTCGGGCTCGCGGCCTATCCGGTGCGCATCGTGACGATCGAGGAGGACGACAAGGGCCTGCTCACGGTCACGGCCGAAGAGCTCACGGTCGGCGTCTCGACGCCGGCGCTCTACCCGAATTCGGGGCCGCAAGGCTACCAGACCAACCAGGGCGCGGCGGCAGCCCCGGTCAACGTGCCGATGATCTTCGAGCCGCCGTCCACGCTCACCAACGGCGTGCCGCAGGTATGGGTCGGCGCTTCGGGCGGCTCCGGCGGATCAGCCGATCCCCATTGGGGCGGGGCCTATGTGTGGATCTCGCTCGACGACGCCACCTATTCGCGCATCGCGACGATCACGCAGCCGCTGCGGCAAGGTTTTCTGACCGCTCCGCTCCCCTCGGCCAGCGGCTGGGATACGACGGACACGCTCGCCGTCGATCTCACCGAAAGCGGCGGCGCCTTGAGCGGCACCTCGCAGGCCGCGGCCCAGCAAGGCGCCACGCAATCGCTCGTCGAGGGCGAACTCGTCGCCTACGAAAGCGCGACGCTGACGGGCGCCAATGCCTACGCTCTCACCGGGCTGCAGCGCGGCCTCTACGGCACGCAGCCCGCCGCGCACGCGAGCGGCGCGCCTTTCGCCAGGCTCGACGGTGCCGTCGTCAGCTACGATCTGCCGGCGAATTACGTCGGCAATACACTCTATTTCAAGCTGCAGAGCTTCAACGTCTATGGTGCCGGCGTCGAGGATCTTTCGGCGTGTACGGTCTATACCTGCCTACCGAAAGGCGTAGGCGCGGGCGACCCCATCGCCGCGCAGCTCGCCAGCGGCATGCCGCTCGACCTCGGCTCGGTCGCCGCAACGCCGGCGCTCGCCGACGACTTCGGCACCGTCGGCGCCGGCGCGGTCACCGGCGTCCTCGATCTCGGCAGAGTGTGAGCGGGTGGAACGGGGCGGGAGAGCGTGCCATAGTCGATCCATGATGACAGCGAACAAAACCCCCGGAATGCGGCCGCGCGAGCTGAGGGACGGCTCAGGCTGGTACGTGCTGGTCGAATGGGGGGACCGTCCCTCCGAGCAGGTCGGCGGCTTTCAAACCGAAAGCGAGGCCCGGGCCTGGATCGAGCAGGATGCGCCGGGCTGGCTCAGAAAGCGCTTCGCCGAGCCCGGGCCGGCCTGAGGCGGTCGGCGACGGGCGCGATCCTCGCCCGCGCCGCGGGTGAGGATTGCACGCCCCGCCAGCGAGCTTCTTTCAGGAGAGGAGCTGCGACGTCGGGCGATAAGTGCCCGCGCTCTGATGCGTCTCTCGGCGTCGTAGCCCCTCATCCGCCCCTTCGGGGCACCTTCTCCCCCTGGGAGAAGGGCGCGCACCGCGAATTGCGCCTACCCGCCCACTGATGTTCGTCCCGCGACACTTCTCCCGTGTGCGACGCCGTGCGGAAGAAGGATCGCGCGGCGCTGTGCGCCAGCTTACCGGCGTGCCGTGTACGCGGCCCGAAGCGAGCCGCCCACCGCCACGACGCCGATCTTCACGAGGTCGCCGAGAATAAAGGGCAGGACACCGACGGCGAGGACCTGGCTCGGCGGAACATAGACGGCGAGCCAAGCCGCGCCGAGGGCATAGACCACCATCAGGCCGGCGAGCATCGCGCCGAAGCGGCCGAGGAAGCCTTTGCCGCGCGCCGTCACGCCCACCAGCCATGTCGCAACGAGATAGCCCGCGAGATAGCCGCCCGTCGGCCCAGCCATATAGGCAAGGCCGATGCCGCGCTCGGGCGTGCCGGCGAAGACCGGCAGGCCAACGGCGCCGGCCGCCAGATAGGTCAGGAAGATCGAGACGGCGATGCGTGGCCCGAAGGTCAGCGCGATGCCCATGACGGCGAGCATCTGCAAGGTCATCGGCACCGGCCAGAACGGAACCTGCACCTTGGCGGCGAGCGTCACCAGCGCGGCGCCGGCAAGGACCGTCAAAGCCGTTCTGGCGAAAGGTGCGAGGCGGCCCTCTACGGGCCGCGCGGTAGCTTCAGTCATGCAAGTCCCCTTCGGTGCGGAATAACGCCCGAGTCCTACCGCCAACGTGCCGCGCTGTCACCCGTTTCGGCTCCTTGCGAAGGTGCCGACGCCCCTGCGCGCGCGTGCGGCCACGATGGCCCACCTTCGAACGGAAACAGGTCGATGACGGAACAGCTCCAGCTGCGGCGCGGCACGGCTGCGCAGATTGCCGCGTTTACGGGTGCACAAGGCGAGGTCGTCGTGGACACGACGAACGACCGCATCGTCGTCGAAGACGGCAGCACGGCCGGCGGCTGGCCGGCGGCGAAGCTGAACGACGCGGCGATCGCCTTCACCGGCGGCACGATCAACGGCGTGACGATCGGCGCGACGACGCCGGCGGCGGGTGCGTTCACCGCGCTCGGCGTCAACGCGCCGCCGCCGGGGGCCGGCATCGTCAACGTCTCGGGCTCCTATCAGGTCGGCGGAGCGCAGATCAGCACGCTCAATCTTGCCAATGGACAGACCGGAACGGGCAAGGTCGCGCTCCAAGGATCGCCCACCTTCGCCGGAACGATCTCGGGCCCCGACGGCGGGAGTTGGGGAAGCGGCGGCATTAACGGCAGCATCATCGGCGGCACGACGCCGGCGGCTGCGTCCTTCACCACGCTTGCTCTCGCCCGCCACGCGGTCAGCGATGCCAATTATACGGTCGCGGCCGGGATCTCGACGGTCGCCTATACGTCGATAACGGCGGCGCGCACGCTCACCTTGCCGGCATCGTCGAGCTTCAACACCGGCCAGCAATTGCTGGTGGTGGACGAATCCGGCTCCTGCTCGCCGACCAAGACGATCACGCTGGGCGCCGCCGGTTCCGACACGATCGATGGCGCGACGAGCGCCGTGATCGGTGCGGCCTATGGCTACGTCGCGATCGAATCGAACGCCGGCGGCAAGTGGACCATCGTCGACCAGGGGCCTCAAGTTCTGGCGCTCAACGGGCTGACCGGCAATGTGACGCTGGCGGCGACCGACGGCGCCGTGATCCAGGCATCCGGCAGCACGGTGAGCATCGGCGGCGCCGGCGGGATGGTGAACAAATTCCGCAACGGCACGATGGACGTCTGGCAGCGCGGCACATCCTCGCTGACGGCAACCACCTCCGGCGCCTACACGGCCGACGGCTGGATCGTGTTGCCGACCGGCGCAAGCGTGACCGCGGCGCAAGCGAGCGGACGCCTCCTGACCAAGAACAGCCTGCAGGTGACGGGCGCGAGCTCGGTGACCGGCGTCATCGTCAAGCAGCGCATCGAAAGCCTGATCGCGGCAGCCTTCTGCAGCCAGACGGTAACCGTGCAGGCGCAAGTCTACAACAATACCGGGGCCGCGATCACGCCCACGCTCACCGTCAAGCACGCGACGGCGCCGGACACCTGGTCGGGAACGGCGACGGACGTGGGCGCCGTCGGCCTGCAAGCGTGTGCCAACGGCGCCTGGACTCAGGTCGCCTACACGTTCGCCGCCAGCGCCTCGTCGTACAACGGGCTCGAAATCAGCTTCGACTTCGGCAACAATTTCGGCAGCGGCAGCAAGACGCTGCAAATCACCGAGCTCGACATCCGCGTCACGCCCGGCGCACCGGCCGGGCTCAACGGCAGCGCGCCGCCGCCGGAGCTGCGGCCGGTCGCATCGGAGTTCGCCCTGTGCCAGCGGTATTTGTTCCGATGGGCAGCCATGGTCGCCAACGAGACGTATGGCTCCGGCTTCGTCGACTCGACGACCAGCACCCTGTTTGTCGTCGCGTTTCCGGTTGTTATGCGCGCCGCGCCGACGATGAGCTTCTCCGCCTCGGGCACGTTCGTCATAAGACAAGCAAATGTGGGGTCAGTAATCGCAAGCAGTGGCCCGACTCTAAATGCGGTCGGGATTTGCAACGCTACGGTAAACCTAGGAGCATCGGGATTGACCGTAGGTGCTGCTTTGTTAAGAGATAGTGGAAGCACAAATTCATATATCCAGGCAAGCGCGGAGCTTTGATTGTAATCTACTCACTCACGTCCGCATCGCTCGTCAGTAACGCACAGGACTTGATCCGCGACAGGGACGGCGCCATACGCCCCCGATCCACGCAACAGTAATCTCCAGGCTCGCCTGGCATGGCCATGCGCCGCACAGGAACAAGTCGCCACCGAAATCGTCGCCGCAGCAACAACGGTGGCGGCGCATCGACGCCTTCGAACGGTGCTCTCGCAGCAAAATTCGCGTCGCTCGCGACCGTCTATGGCCGATCGGCGGCTCAGGCAATACCGAGACCGCCGTCTGCTCCA